CTAGACTACCCCAAAAAGCGCCCTCTAGTCGTTAAATGATGCAGAGAAACTACACAATTCTCTACCTTTCTTACCCCCTCCCTTACTTATGGATTTTGATTTCATGACTTCCTTCCTGGGTGCGCCCAGGTGGGGCCCGACGCAAAAAGCGAAAAAGCCAATTCCCGACCCTCAGGATGTCTTCTGCAACCCCCAGAAGTTGGATGTGGCTCTTAGAACTGACATCGTAGAGAATTTCATTCGATACAATGCAGCTCGTCGCCTTGCCATCGCTGAGAAAGACGAGTTCACCTATGACTCCAGGTACGAGCTTCTTAGGTCCACCAAAGGCCTTCAGTCTCTCTCAATGATGAAGACGTCGACTGAGTTTCTTCCCATCATCATGATGAAGATCCTGAATGCATCTGAGCGACCAGTCCACAGGCAGGATCTCGACAAGAGCATAAAGAGAGCTCTCGATTTGGTCTACCAGAATGCCAAAGTGCAAATGGAGTACAACCTCAGCGTCATGTCAGAAGGCTGCCAGGAGCAGGTCTCTAGCGAGAAAGCGGACTACCTAGGGCGTCTGAGAACAGTTGGGAAAGAGATCCCTAGCCTCATCGAGGCCTACTACCTCCTCTCTGAGGTGGTCGACAAGATCCCAAGCGGCCAAATCCCCGCTGGTATGAACCAGCCGGAAGCAGTGGCCAACAGGATTGAGGCCATCCTAGACTGGGAGACGAATAAGGCATCGATCGACCTGTATGGGGTCAAGTTCTTCTGGTCTGGGGACGTCTGCGTCATCGAGGTTGACTCTGTTCAGTACCTTCTCCCGATTATGGCCATTGTTGAGCTCCAGAACAAAGTGGCTGATCATCTCTCTGTTCTGCTCTACGCTTGGACAGCCAGGGGGACCTACATCGAGGACTCAGCTTACCATGACACTATTGCCCTGCTCAAGGAGCTGCATTCCAGGCACTCCATCTATCCCCTCAGCTTCTTCTCTGTGGCAGGGGCCCTGGAGGCCCTTGGTACTGCTGTTCTCATCTCCAGGCACGACGACTGGTCGAATGGTCCGAACTCCGAGTTTCTTGAGTCCACTCTCGCGGACCTCAACCTCTCATGCCGGGCCGTAGGGGATCCCGGGCTAACTACTGAGTCCTCTCTCGTTAGATGCCTTACACGAGCCTCATCTCCCTTGGTGGCGGAGTTGTGCTGCTTGTCCAAGATGTCTGGACACCCCCTAACCTCCATTGAGAAGGGGATGGAGAAGCTCCACGAGAGAACCACCAGGCCTAGGAGGGTCCAAGTCGCTGCTGTGGCATACACGACTCAGTCAGTGAAGAAAGAGTTCCTCAAGGAGTACTTCACGGACAACGGAGAGTACCCTCCCAAGATCACTATTGGCCAGGCCTGCAATATCAGGCTGAAGTCAGCTTTGACACTGGGTAAGGACATTGATGACCCGGCGCTAGATTGCTACGGGACCTACAGCATGGAGGATTTCGCTCTCATCACCATCGGAGAGTTCGAGAGTCTAGACTACCTGGACAACATTCTCCCGTACCTGAAGGATACTGCCTCGAGCATCACCCAGTCTCGCGTCTGGAAGGACTACATTGAGAACAATGCCCAGCCGGATCGGAAGGATATGAGGTTCCAAAAGATTCTCCTCATGTATGTTATGGGGAGCGAAGAAGAGATCGACCATGTGACTTTCGCTCATGAGTTTGAGAAATATGGCGCCGAGATAGAAGATTTCATGGAGCAGTTTGCCATCAGGCTAGTGGCTAAAGAGAAAGAGTTGAAGCTTCTGGCACGTCTATTTGGCTGCATGACGTATAAGTATCGAGCTGTCAATCAGATCGTTCTCCGCTTCATGCAGAAGTTTCTGAGGAGGTACTGCTCTAGTCAGGCCATGATTGTCACTGAGCTTGAGCTAGCAAGGAAGCTCTCAGTCTTCTCCAAGAAGAAGAATCTGGGTACCGGAATGCGGTCTTTCACTATCTGCATGGACGCAGAAGGTTGGAACAACGCCTTCACCAAAGAGACTGTGGCCGCCCCTCTCAGGGAGACAATTGACCGCATGCTTGGGAACTCAATGGTCTCTAGGCTCCACGAGGCCTTTGAGTACACCACGTTCTATGCACAGGAGAAAGGGAGAGTGATCTACTACCATGGCCAGAACGGAGGGATCGAGGGACTCCAGCAGGGGAGCTGGATGCTGGTCTACGTCCACCAGATTAGATATGCCCTACGGGACTGTCCCTACGAGTACGACATTCTCATCAAGGGGGATGATGTGAGGGTTCGATTCGAGATATCCAAGTCTCGCGCGCTGCCTGGTTCGGAAGAGACACTTCTCTCAAACATCAGAGACAATCTCACCTCTGGTCTCGAGGAATTTGGCCACAGAATCAAGATTCTTGACTCTTACTACTCGGAGAATGTTCTGGTCTTCTCGAAGAAGATTTTCATTGAGGAAGTTTCTCTACCGAGTTCTTTCAGGCAGATCCAGAAAACATATGGAGCAAACAACAAGTTCATGGCCACGACTGACGATCTTGTCGGGTCCGCCTACAGCAACGCCCACAGCGCCGCTGGGTATGGAGTGAATGTCTTGGCACCCTATCTGGTTGCACTCTTCTGGTCTGCTATCCACATCTTGAGGGTCCCCTTCTACCGGCGAATGCCCGATTCTGATCTTCTCGCTCTCATGATGACACCTTCGGCTCTAGGAGGGTTCCCCGTAATCTACCTCCACAACATGTTCGTGAGGGCCGAGTCAGACCTAGTTTCTGCTTTCTGCGGTCTTGCTCTCTTCTGCAGGGAAAATCATTCGGCGCTTTATCAGAGGTTCAAGAGGGTGCTAGACTACAAGGTCGCAAAGAGATTGCCCTGGGCTCTACTAGTCGCCGACCCATACGCTGTTCCGAGAGAGGGTTACACCAATCCTACAGGGACTCTAGAGAGGGTCTTGAAAGATAAGCTGAGACTTAGGGCCGTGAACCCCGTTATCAAGCACCTTTTCTCCAAGGAGGTTGACAAGTTCAAGGAGGAGTTTATCAATGCAGTCACCTCGGCTGACATTTACGATGCCAAGCTTGTGAATGCTGTTGCTGAGTGCACAGACTTTGCAGTCCAAGAGAGATTTCTCCAGAAGTTTGTCAGCGCCAAGACGATGATCCAGCATATCTGGTCTATGACCGAGAAGCAGAGGGAGATCCGCATGCTCTGTGCCAGGCTCACGAGAGAGTCTAAGCAGAGAGACAAAGAGAGAGCAGGCCTCCTCTCGCCGCAATCTGGAAAGCGCGTGGGAGTGAACGCCGACGAGTATGACTGCCCTACAAAGTTGGCTGAAGATCTCAGAGAGTTCGGGTGGGAGAAGCCGATCGAGGGTATCACTTACCCTCCCACTCAGCACCAGGTGCGGGTCATCACAGCAGACGAAGTGGTGCTAAGAGATGTTCAGAGATGTTTCGTTTATGAGATCCAGGAGGGCTCCGAGATGTCTCCGTTTCTACCAACTCCCCACTTCCATCGCTCGACATTCGACCCCTACCTCGGCCACTACACACCGAGTGGGACCATCGGGGCTCCTCTGGAGATCGACACCCAGGATATTGTGGTCGGGATGGTGAGGAAGCTTCTGACTCTGTCGACGATGAGTCTCCTGGAAGACACGGCTGATCAGCCTCCCCGAAGCTTCACGATGTACGATCTGATACTGTACCTGCTTTCTAGGTTCACCAAGCTCTCCATTGGGGAACTCCATTCCATGATCAACTGCCGGAAGAGCGGGACCAGGACCCACCACCTCCCTGCAAGGGGGTTCCGTGTCGGGATCATTCCCAACATGACGAAGAACCTCATGTCGCACATCAGGAGTCAGGTCAACACGTTCCGAGAGCTGAGGGTCACTGGGGAGAACTTCCGAATCAACTTCCTCCATCTGTTCTGCCACACATCTGTGCTTCTGCACTTCAACTGGTTCCTTCCCAATCCCACCATGAACGTCGGGTCTTTCAGATCGACTATCCCGGACTGCGACGAGTGCTTTGTCCCTATTCAGGAGAAGAATATGTACATGTTCGACAATGATATTCTCAACAACGGGTCGGAGCTCCCCGAGAACCTCATCTCAATGGCAGAGCATGCCAACGACCTCATCAGGAGCGCCATGGACAGCGAGGAGAGAGAGAGTGATATCAGAAGCGTGAACGACTATGGATCTCCCAGTGCCGAAGTCGCCTGTTCTGTGGTGGCATCTGAGTTCTTTTCATCAACTCTTGTGCACCACACTAGGATGGCTCTAGGGTTCAGGCTCATCAGGCCGACTGCGGATAGAGTGAAGGACGTCGTTATGCTCAAAGGGAAGGCAAAGAGGAATCGCGACATCACGGGGTCTGAGCTGGTGAAGATCCCCAGCAAAATGCTCATGGAGACACTCAGGGAAGCCATTCTGCACCATGTTTACTCTGTCAAGTCTACCTGGCAGATCTCTGAGATCCTGGCGGCTTTCATGGTCGAAGACGGGAGGTCGCTGCCCTGGTCTACCTGTGTCCAACAGATCATCCGACATTCTAAGATCCAGTCGCTGATAGCCGAGTGCTGCATCTTTGCAGGGCTCCCAATCTCTGCAGGATCAAACGCATGCAGGGAGTACGGGAAGGCATCCACTTTCATCGGACGTGTCCTCTCAACCCACTCCCTATCTGTCCTCCCTGCATCCAACAGGAGCATTTGTGTCGGCAAGTTTGCGAAGTCCTCCAACATCCACCTCCAGATCACAAACAAGCGACTGATGAGGCTCCTGTTCTACGTGACCAGGTTCCCTCTGAGAGACCTCCTGGACGACATTGAGGAGTTCGGCATTTGGGGAGACCACAGCGAGGAGGTCATAACCATCCTCCTCCTTGCCACAGGACCTACCTGGTCCGTGGAGGAGATCAGGGAGGGCTTTGCCTACACTCACCACACCGTTGATTTCGAGATGGTTGCAGAGATTGGGCCCACTTGGTATGGAGGGGTCTCTGCTTCCAAGCTCCGCTCCAGGATCGGGTTGGACCACATGGCGATCATGGAGATGTGGCTGGATGGTTCAGGGTACACCTGGGACGACGTTGAGGGGTATCTGACGGCTCAGAAGGACGGAATGAAAGCAACACTGTCTTCCTTCCTAGAAGGGGGACTCACCTCAGACACCCTTGTCAAGGTCAGCTTCCTGGACCTCTCAGAATGTTACCAGATGGTGAGGCAACTAGACGTACCGCAGGAGCTTGATGATTACGGTGCTACTGGAATTGACCCACGTGATACCACGAACCTCATCTCCTGCAAGATTCTTCCGAGAGAGGCCGAGGTTCTTGAACGAATGTGGACAGTGCCGACGGCCTCTCTGGACTTCGGGCAGCCCCTTGGTCATGATATTGTGGAAGTGGTTCCCCCAAACCGCATTGACCTCACTCACCTGCAGAGACCCCTTGGGTGGACAACATCGGCGTGGATCAAGACAGCCAGGATACTGCAGGCATTGGGCATGACAAAGAGATGGGAGAAGCTCACCTTCAACATCGGGTGCTTCGCCGACGGAGATGGCGGTGATAGTCGCTGGCTAGCCGAGACTTTCCTCAAGAGCGTTGTGATCTGGAACTCTCTCAATCCGTCTCTCGCGGATAGGATTCAGGCACCCCTTGCCTCTCGTAGGCGAGATGTGGAAGAGGACATTGTGTCAACCCACCCTAGGATCAGGTTCGACAACCAGATGATGGAGATGGGCGATCTGACTCGAGACTTCATTGTTAACCTGCTGTGCGATGAGGTCCCCCACTATGGCCTCGTGAAGCATGATGCTGACCTTCCTCTTGGAGAGGACAGAGAGAAAGTGGCCAGGAAGCTTTGGCTGAATGTCCTGCGGATCTGGACCCGGAAGGGGACTAACCACTCAGTTCTCATCGAGAAGGTCTTCGCGGACATTCCGAGCACACTCGGGTGGTTCTTGGCCGTGGCTAGGCCCCACTGCAGGCACTGCTACCTGATAACTCTCAAGGAAAGCCACTGCTCGTATGAAGCCTATGTGGTCTGCGTAGGCCCTGTTGGAGTCTTGCCGTCGTCAGTCCCGATGTGCTATGCTCCTTCGGAGTACTCGAGAATTGCCTACGAGTGCTATGTGCATTGCCGCGACATCATCAGGGACTGCAGCAACGGTGTGTCTTCACGCGAGGCCACTATGACTATCCCGATCTCTCTCCCTCCGGGGAACAGGCCTCCTATCAAGTGTCTCTCAGCTGTGGCCACCTGCGGAGTGGGGGTTGACGACATGCACATGCCGGATATTGCTGTTGCGAAAATGATTGAGGTCAGAGACAATCTGGTGAGACAGCTGGTGGTAGGAGGCGTGGAGATCAACGTTCACCGAGTTGTGTCAGGATCCATCACTCATGCCCTTGTGATTATGGAGAATCTGGTGTTCCTCTGGTCCATTCTGTCCGTGGTGGAGGCCTTTGGTCTAGAGCCAATTGGGGCCAGGAGGAGAGTCAACAGGGCAACAAAGAAGACAATCTGGGAAAGAGTCGAGGCACAGCTTGCCGATGCCACGAGCTCCCCGAGGTTTCGGGGAGTTGGAGGACCGTTCCAGATCACAGACGAGGTGACTGGGTATCAGCCCGGAGGAGCTGAGGAGGAGGTACAGGGAAGGACTCTGAGATTCAGAGAGAATTTCCACGCAGGAATAAAGACAGGAATGGAATTCTTGTCCTACGTCTACGTTTGCGGGGGCCTGTCTGCGCTGAGAAGCCAGGGACCACCTGATCCGGAGAGCGACAACGACGACGAAGAGAGCTGGGCCGACTGGTGAGCGGAAGAGGAGTTGAAAAGACGTTTTAAGGGCGCTTGTTGGGGTAGTCTA